AGCAGGTACTTCTGATATTGGAACGACTGCAGATGGCTCTACTAGCATTCAAGCTAATCAGGTAGATAATACACTTACTATTAACAACGCAGATGTTGGTGGTAAAGTTATTACTGTTAATCCTGATTCGACAGGTGCTATTAGCGGTTTCTTGTTAATTGTAACAAACGAGTAATACTTAATGGGGGGTTCGCCCCCCTTTATCTTTTTTTTTAGGATACTACTATGGCTTTGACAAAAGTACAGATATGTAATATGGCTCTAAGTAAAATCGGCAACGAGCGTAATCAATTAGCCGATGCAACTTTTTCAAGCAACACAGGTAGTACTTTTAACCAATGCAATTTACACTACGAACAAACACTCAAAGAACTGGTTCGTATGCATTCTTGGAACTGTTGTAAAGCTCGTTCTGAGATAGGTGCGTATAAAATTAACTTAACTCCTAGTGCTACAATATTAGCAAACGGTGGTTTTAGTGGAAACTTGACTGCTACATCTACAGACTCTAACGGAAGACCTGTATACACCACAGGCACAAGCGGTTCAAATGGTTATATTAATTTAGCATTTAATGATACTGCGGGTAAGTGGTCTATTACGTATGGAGCTAACGGAAATAATAATGTTGCTAACGCTTATGGTGATGGTGCTACATATACTGGTCACAACCCGTGGACACAATATGCAGGACAATACACTCTGGTTATAGTAAAACCAACATTTGGATATGACTACTCTTTCAAAGTGCCAGATAATTTACTTCGTTGTTTATATGTATCTAACACGGATGACACATATCAATATGCAAAACCAAACATAGAGTGGGTAATAGAAAAAGATTCTCTTTTATCAAATGATAATAAAATTTTTATTTGTTACGACAAATTACCAGAGCCAGAAGATATGGATGCATTATTCGCAGAAGTATTTTATACTATGCTTGCAGGCAAGTTAGCTGTGCCAGTTGCTGGAAATCAAGATTTAAAGGACTCTTTAGTACAAGAGTTCTATGGTGTTATCCTTCCAGAGGCTAGGCGAGTTAACGGATTTGAGCAAAATAACTATGCTGTTAATGATAGCGAATGGTTAGAGGCTACTTATACAACTACAAGTTCAAGTAATAGTTACCCACCGTTCTCGCAGACAAACTATAACAGTATTCCATAAGAGGGGCTATGCCAAAGAAAATTGTAAATAGCTTTAACGCAGGTGAGCTTTCCCCTTATTTGTATGCTCGTGAAGATGTAGATAAATATCAATCAGGCTGTCAAGAATTAGAAAACTTTGTTCCCTTACCTTATGGCGGTGTGTCACGAAGACCTTCTGTAGAGTTAATATCTCAAGCAAAAAATAATAAAGAAATAAGACTTTATCCTTTTACTTTTAATGTTGAAGAATCTTTTATGCTTGAAATAGGAAATGCAGGCTCGGATAATACAACTGGTTATTTTAGATTTTATAAAAATGGTCAAGCAGTAACTATAAGTTCTGCACCCTTTGAAGTTAATCATAATTATTTAGCATCAGAAATTAATGATTTAAAATTTACACAATCTGCTGATGTTTTATTTATTGTTCATCCTAATCATCCAGTAAGTACGCTAACTAGAACATCAGCACAAAACGACACAAGTTGGCAGTTTGGTGAATATAATTTTGATACTGGTTATCCACCACTAAAAGAACAAAACTCAAACTCAAATCTAACTATTACCACTAGTAATGCAAATGGGATTACCACATTAACATCAGCCGAAGCATTGTTTAATGCAAATCATGTAGATTCATATTTTTCATTTTTAGCTTTAAGAAAAACAACAGAGCAATCAATTTCAGAAACATATGCTACCTCTACTATTTCTCGTTCTGTAAATATTTCTGGCTCTAACTGGACTTTTGAAACTAATGGTACTTGGTTGGGCAGAGTAGTCTTACAGAGAAGTACAGATGGTGGAAACACATTTACTGATTATATTGTAGTGGGAGACACAAGCGGTAATGGTTCAACTGCAAGTACTAATAATTCTAAAAACTTTCTTACAAACTCAGAAGAGCCAGAAGAAAACAATGTAAGAATGAGGGTTAGATACGATCATGTAAATGCGGTTACTAGTGCTAAGTTTAACTTTAGTTTTGTTGTAGAAAGTCCATACATTCGCTCTTTAGTTAAAATAACATCTTATATATCAGCGACTCAGGTGCAGGCTAATATTGTTAGTGATTTTCAAGATGCTATAGGGGATTATTCTACATGGGTAGCAAATAACGATTACCTTAAAACATCTACCGTAGTAAAAGAAGCAGATTTTACTTTAACTAATTTTGATTATACAAGCGGCAATCCTATTAATTTATCTACTGCCGCTAATATTTCATTCGGTACTGGTCTTTCTGGTAGTGATCTTACTGATATGAACGAAGTAATAGGTTCTGCTGGTGGCACTATATCTCAAGAACTTTACACAATTTCTGCAGCTTCTTATAGCAATACTACTGATAGGGTTACTATAACAACAAGTGCAGATCATAATATTGCTGTTGGTATGACTGTAACAATACAAGATTTAATATTTACATCCCCGCCACTAGGTAATGTATTAGCAGACCCAAATGGTACTGTTGTGGTAACTGAAAGAACAAGCAACACAGAGTTTAAATATCAACCTCTTTCTAATGGCAGTAATAGTGGTGATTATAATCTTAGCACTAACCCAAGAGTAGAATTAAATAATGTACGTTATTTCTTTCAGTTAGCTAAAACAAGTACACATCGTTATGTATATAAATTTTTCTCTTCTCCTGTTGATAATACAATAACGTGTATTCAAAAATTTTCTCAAACTGAAAGTAATCCTTTTTATGATATAGCATTTTATAACAATAGTATTTATATATTATATCAGACTAGTCATCTAAATATGATAGTTAATAAATATAGTGCTATTGACTTTGCATATCAATCACAACCTTTAAGTATTAGTCGGTCTCTTGGTAAAAATAGTTTAGCTCAATGGCAATATATACCTAGATCAATAGGATTTGGGGGTTCTGATAATAGATTTTTTATTCATTATGCAGGAATAGAAAGATATCCTGTAACATCTAGGTGGACTACCAGTTATACAAACTCAGATTCTAATAAACTTGCTGTACTTACTAGTAATTTTGGTAGCGTTTCTATAACAAGTTTTGGAACAAACCAAAGCACACCGTTTTTTAGTGATATGGTTGCTAGTAATAATATATTATATACTTTAGATTCAACGTCAGATGTTGTTGAAGAAAGATCAATATATACTCCTCATGACACCTTAGGAAGTACTGATATATCGAATGAAACAACTAGACCTACTGGAATATCTATTCATTATGACACTAACAATGATCTTCAAATATACATAGTTGAAGGAAAAACTGGAACAACTGGTACTGATGGTGGCAACCTATACAAATATACAGTAGTACCAGAAAATGTTTATTATGAATGTGTAAAAGAAGTAGATACTTCTTCTAATAATACTTTTGCATCTCAATTACAAGCGGGCAATTGGGTTAAAAGATATCCTAATATGTCACTATGGACTGAAGGTGCGTTTTCTGCATCTAATGGGTTTCCTTCTTGTATAGCCTTATTTCAAAACAGATTGTGTTTTTCTGGAGTATCTGGAAATATTAACACTATATGGCTTTCCAGCACAGACGATTACAATAACTTTACATTAGGAAGTTTAGCAACTAGTGCAATATCTCTTACTATTAATTCTGGAAATCTTGATAGTATTGTTTGGTTGGTTCCACATGAATCACTAATTATTGGGACATCTGGTAGCGAATGGGTACTTGAAGCAGAATCAGATAATGTTCCTGTATCAGCTACATCATTTAGTTTAAGCCGTAGAACAACCTATGGTTCTAATAACACACAAGCAACTTTAATTAACTCAGCAATTATATTTTCTATGCGTCAAGGTCGCAAGGTTCGTGAATGGACTTATGATTTTAATAAAGATGATTTTGTTGCACCAGACTTAACTATATTTGCTGAACATATTACAGAAGGTGGCATTGAAAATTGGGCGTATCAACAACAACCAGATAACTTATTATGGTTAGTTAGGTCTGATGGTCAATTACTTGGACTTACTTACGAGCGTGAGCAAAAAGTATATTCGTGGCACAGACATACATTTGATAATGGAACTGGCAAGTTTGAGTCTGTATCTGTATTACCTTCCATACAAGATGAAGATAAAGTATACGTTCAAGTGAAAACAACTATTAATCCACCTGCTTGGGGAACAATAAGATTTGATGATACAATTAACAAAGACAGTACTATTAATTATGATCAAATAAATTATATTTCTGGCAACTATGTAGAATATAATAATAATTGTTATGTTTGTATACAAGATCACACAGCTGGCTCTACTACACCTGATCTTGATTCTGTTCATTGGGAACTATCTTCAAAGGATATTAGAGCAATAGGCTTATTGAGAAATAGAGAGTTTAATGGATATGCAACAAGTTTTGTAGGTTCTGACGTTGCTACCATATATAACAATCCTTCATCTGCGACTTTAACTGGATTAGATTATTTAGAAGGCAGGTCTGTTTCTGTTGTTGCTGATGGTGTGCCTTTAGCTAATAAAACAGTTTTGTTAGGTTCTATTAATATAGGGTCTACTGGTCATACAAGAGTAGTTGTAGGGTTAGATTACACAGCAACATTAGCACCAATGTATTTAGATATAGAAACAAGAAGCGGAACTAGTATGGCTTCTAAGAAAGATGCTCAATCTGCTACCATTAGATTTAAAGACACTTATCAGGCAAAGGTTGGTCAAACTAAAACAACAACAGATGCCGTTAAATTTAATCCAGATATTACAGCAACTAATTTATATAGTGAAGACGCAACAGTATGGATGGATAATGGGAGTGAGTTTTTAAAATTAATATATGTAATAAATGATACGCCTACACCATGCACAGTATTGGCAATGGTAGTAAATGTAGAAGGAGAGTTCTAATGAGCTTAGGAGCCATTTTAGGATTAGCAGGTGCGGTGATGGGAGCATCTGCCCAAAGAGCAGAGGGTAAGGCGAGAGAAAAAGCGGCTGAGTACAATGCTCAAATTATGCGTAACAAAGCACAAAATATTAATTATGCTAAACGGGCAGAAACTCAAATTTCTGTAGAAGATTTTAGACGGTTACGCTCGCAACAAAAAGCGGCATTTGCGGCTAGTGGAGCAAGAACAGATGTCGGATCCCCTATGGTTGTTCAATTAGATGAAATATCTAAAATGAATATGGATATATTAAATGATCGCAGAGCAAGACAAATAGAAGCAGAAGGTGCTTTGTCTGGTGCAGAAATGCAACTTTACGAAGGTAGGATGGCAAACAGAGCGGGACAAGCACAAGCTCGTGCTACACTACTTGGTGGATTTTCTCAATTTGCATTAGATAGAGGAGTATAAAATGGCTAAAATACCTTTATATCAACAACGTAGCAGACCAAGTAGTGACTATCAAGCGGCTCAATTAAACCCAAATGTAGCGGCAAGTGTTGCTCAGGGTGACCAGTTAATGGCAGAAACTTTTAGCCAAATAGGTCAAAAGTTAACAGCAATGAAAGCTGATTCTGATGCGGCTGATTACGAAAACTTTGCTTTAGAAAAACAAGCTGAGATAGCAGAGATACGCACTAAAGCACTTATAGAAGATGGTGCTAATATTGAAGATGTTTTTGATACAGTTGTTCAACCAAAACTACTGGAGATAGAAAATGAAATTAAAACTCGTGGCTACACTAATAGCAAAAAGTTTGTTCAGCGTTGGCAAAGCGATTCTGCCCGCATTGCGTTGGGCGAAAGAGAAGATCAGTTGCAAATGCAGTTGGCTGATTACGAAAGTAAAATGGTGCGTGATGCCAATAATTACTACAAGTCGGGCAACTTTGAAGAAGGTGATAAAAAACTGGCGTTACTCTCGAACTATACTGGTGAAACCAAAGCGTTAGAATATATGTCTAGTGGGCGATATGGATACTTGCAAAATCAAATAGCAGGTAGTAATGACCCTCACGAAATAAGACGCATGATAAATAATGAAGAGTTAACAAAGCATTTAACTTTTGCTCAGTTAGAACAAGCAAGAACTAATGCAAGAGGAGCTATACGAACAGCAGTACAAGATGTTGTGCGACCTGCTATGGATGCGGCTGATAAGTTATTAAAAAACAATATGCTTACAATAACTTATATTGATCAGCAGGAAGCTGAAGGTAAAATGCCACCAGATGTTGCTAATTATTACAGAGATGCTATGACCTTAAAAACACAACAGGTAGAGCTTGGGTTAAATGAAGATTTTTCTAGGGGCGATGTTAAGCGTATAAGAAAAGCAAAAGATCGTATTAATAATTTTATGGAAGGTAAATTTAAAGGTGACCCGCTAGATCAAATAGATGATATATTAGATTTAGTAAATAAAGCAGACCCTACACCATTAGTTCGTTCTAAGCTATTGTCTCCTGTATATGATGCTATGGGCGACCCAAGTAGAAATGGATTTTTTGCCAACACAACACAAAACCCTAAAGCATATTCTAACATACAAAGCAGAGCGTTAGGTGAGTTTCACAAAGAGTTTAATGCATTGACTGGAACTATGCCTGCTGATCAACGTGATGAGTTATATATGGATTCTGTGTTTTTGATGGAAGACTTTTTAAAAGGAATGAAAAAAGGATACTACAAGGTAGATGGTCAAAAGATTGTACTAACAACTGGCAAGGCTCAAAAGGCTTTCGGAAGTCTTGTGTATGAAGAAGCACAAGCAGACGATGGAGAGATAGCACCGTTTCAAAACGAAATTAATCTAGCTGTCGCACAAGCATTAAAAGAAG